TTGGGCCTCCATCGCCTAAGTCTAAGATAAGGACTAACTGTTTAACTTCATCATTTTTGTACTCGTAAGATTCAATCTTAACGTCTTGTAAATAGCCAGCAATACTGTTAGCTTCTCCAGACGCAACCCACTTTCCTTCTTCGTTCTTCTCTAACTTCTGGAAAACAGGCACTGACTGATTTTTGATAGTCATTTTGTAGAATCCTTTGTAACTTCCAGACTCTACTCCAAATCCAATGTCCATATTAATAAATTTATTTGATTACTTCTTTTTGGCTTTAATTTTTTTCTCTTGCTCTAACATTGCCTTAGTAGGCTTTTTAGGCGTAGCGCCAGTCTTTTTGTTTAGTTCTGCCTTCTTCCTAATGTTATTCCAAAGACTATTCTTAACTCCAAGTTTGTTCTTTTTAGCTTTCATAATTACAAATATAATTAATTAATTTTAAAAATACCAATCTTCTGGGATAATCCCACTTGCCCATACAATATTATTTTTATCGCACCAATCGGCATAGGTAGTTTTGCTACCCTTATTTATCTTACCAAATGGATTCTGAAAAACAATTCTTATATCTAATAATGGATTACTTTCTATCACGAACATTATTTTTTTTCTGTCTTCGAGTGTCCACCTACCCTTAACTTCGACAACAACTCCGCTCGGTAAAATGAAATCGGGCGTATAGGTATGTTCTTGTGCCGGTATAGTATAAGTAATCTTTTCATCCTCATACTTAAATGGAACCTCTTTTTGAATAAGGTCAGCTGCAATTTTAGCCTCGAAAGCAGACCTGTACCCTTTCTCTTTTGCTTGTTTTGTTCTTTTACTTTCATTGAAAAACTTCTTTTTTGCGTTAGGAATTTTTGTTCTTCTTTTTGTTTTAAAACGGTGTGTCGTCTTCTTTGCCATATCTTTCTGCGTAAGTTTGTGTAGGATTAAACCCCACTTTTTCTGAATCGTAATAGTTGCCACCGCTTCCAGAATCAAATCTTACTGTTATACTACCTTCTTTTCCGACAAATTCTTGATGCCTAATTTTCCATATAGTTACATCAGTATATCCATCATCGGCTCTTAAAGATATGCCGTTATCCGTTAAATTATAAAAGTGACTACTACTGTATAAGTCATACCCAGTAGGCATCACATATCTTCCATCGTCTTTCTTTTGTAGCTTTCTGGGATGCACTACAAGTAAAACGTGGCATTCATATTCCTTGGCAAACCTTGTAAATTTAGCAAGTAACATCCCAAAATAATCTCTTGTGTCAACTCCTTGTGGAGTAGTAGTGTCCATTGTTGTCCAGTTATCGACAACTAATATTCTAATATTATGCCTTTTGACCAAGTATCTTGCTTTAGACAGTATGTCATCGGCTTTGTTTTCTTGTTCGTTTAGGTAAAATATATGGTCGTGTAAAAAAGTAAGACCATCAAAGAATCTTTTTTTATCACCATCGCTTGTTACATCAAGATTAAACCTACTGTTTTGAATATATTTATACACTAAGTTAGTTAAATGTATCTTAGGGGTCTTTTCTCCAGAGTAAAACGCAGTGCTGAAATTGTGCATCTTCGCAGCTTGAACACATAGATAATCAACAAAATTACTTTTACCTGCGCCCGGAGTTCCTGTTACAATAGTAACATCGCTCAAATGAAATTTAAAGTAATCGTCAAGGCTTGATAATCCGGTAGGATAAGTATCTGGATAGCCATCTACAAAGAAACTGAATGCTTCTTCCGCAAAGTCCATTACTCTATTGATTCCTTCGACTGGAAATGGCTCTGCCTTCTCAAACATTTCCTTTAAACTTGCAGCGCCCTTATCAACCAATACTTCATTGGCATCTACATAACCGCCATAATCAATAAGGAATAGTTTACTCTTATCGAACCTCCTACTAAGGTCACGAAGATACTTCTTACCCTTGTCGTCATTATCAACAGCTATGTAAATACTCTCAATAGGCTCTAATAAGTCATATACATCCGATACCCAATTATCATTGGCTCCATTCTGACCACTGATAGTGTATAGCAGTCCAGCTTCAACCCAACTTGCGACATCTATCTCTCCCTCTGTAATAATAATATAAGGTGCATTCTTAATTACTTTGGCATTGTATGGACTTGGCTTTGCTCCAGACAACTGCCTCATATCTTTCTTGTCACTTACGTTTCTATACTTAGTGTTGACGTGATTGTTATATGAATCAAAGTAATTAAAAGCTATGTATTCATTACCATTCTTAGTAAAACTACCTATGCCAAGCATATCTAAGGTATCCTTACCAATCATTCTGTTGGCAAAATATTGGACTACATTGTCTGATATATCACTCAGTAATGTGGTAGGTTTGTTATAGCTTTTGTTGGTTTCTGCCATCATTAACTTGCCTTTTTTATCACAATGATGACATTTATAGACACCATTGATAAGGTCTACACTTAAAGGTTTGTCATTCTTATTCTTGCTACTTCTTGTGTGCTGACAAAAATGACATCTTATCTTACACTTTCCTGTAGCTGAACTTGGAACGTCAAAACCCTGCTCAATGAACTTTTGACGATACATTTATTTGACTTCTCCAGAATTGTTGTGCTATTTCTTTATACTTCTCATACTTGTTTGCACTTCCAAGTAATGTACTTGCCCTAACATAATCTCTCATATCTGGGTTGAATCCCCATTGCTTTATTGCCCAGCTGATGATAAGGTCTAAATCCTTTTCGGTTATATTGTGCTTTCTACTGATAGTTTTTAGCTTCCTTGCGACAGACTTAATACTTGCCTTGTGTGTGTGATGTGGAGGGGATATATAGGAACATCTAAACTCTTTAGCTATCTCTGCCAATCTTCTGAGGAAATAGCTTCCGAGTTCTTCCATTCTGTTTCCAATGTCTTCGTCATCAATATCCATTGCCATTACACTTAAACAACTTTTCGTTGGCTTTATTCCATCTGGAGTATATTCTACCATATTCTCTTCCTCTAATCGCCTTAAACTTGCAGCGACCTGCTTACTATTCACTCCTAATGCCTCAGCAACAAAACTATTGGTAACATCAACACTACCAAATCTACTATTAGTGACAATATACTCTAATAGAGCATAGTCAATTAAATTAATTCCAAGTTTTTCTCTATTGCCGTGATGGATAATTGTTAGTGGATATTTCATCTTAATAAGTCTTGACTTTTATAAAAACCGCTTTTTTCGTAAAATAACATATAATTGCTGACAAGGCAAAATTTTACATAAAATCTGTATGCTCCTTCATCGTAATCAGAATTACGCATCCTATCTGACAATGACTGCATAGCCTTGTCCATAGCTGCATTGTAGCACTTGTGTTTATACTCAAATTCTTCTACGCTATCAATGTTCCAGAAGTCCATAATGTCGTCTGGGTCGTGTCCTGTATTAATAGCTATGCCAATAGCCATTATAATAGGTATTGTCGTCCAAATACTTACCTCCTTGTCCTCTCCATTGTGATTTATATTAATCTTCATTACATCCTCGTAAGATGTTTTCTTTAATTCTATTGCTCTCAATGGCTTCTGATACTCTGGCTGTGCCTTCCTCCAACAATGAAAGTTTGCATCAATCGCCTTGTGTATTTCAATTAGCTTATTCATCTTTCTTATTAACAATTAGTCTTTTCTTGTATTTAACATTGTAACTATTGCCATCATATAACCAAGTATCTACTTCGCTTGCCGTTTCTTGTGTTAGTTCTTTTTTTAATAATGCTCCAAATTTAGCTTTTTCTTTTTTAGCTTGACTTTCAGTTTGTTGTGCATCGTGATAGTCTCTGGCCAAATCCTCAATGGTTTCATTTGAAGCAATCTTCTGAGTTCTGAGTTCAACCATAGCATCTTCACCTAAAAAATCACTTAGTTTATCGTAGGATAAAATCTGCAACACATCAAAACTGTCCTCAATAACGTAAATTTCTTTTAATTTTTCATCTAAAGATATATTTTTTTTCATAATATCTTTACCTAAACTTACAGCCTCCTCAAAAGCCAAACAACTTTCTAATATCTCTTTACCTATGTCTTCATTAAATATATAGGGTATAGATATAAAATCATTCTCTCCTACGAAAGCTGCGATATATCCATAAGGAGCATTACAAGCCAACATATAGGCGTGTAGCTGATAGATATACTGCGGAGGTATGCCACCAAGATACTGTTCACTGGCCCTCTTACTTATCTTCTTTATTTCAATGATTCCTTTGCCCATATAGTCATACTCAGGGTCTTTATCTATAAAGCCATCGGTGTTCGCTGCAAGCCAAGGGTAAGCCGGATTAATGATTGTCCATAATGGGTCGTGTGCTTCTCGTATCTTATTATTTTTCCCGTAGTTCTCAGTAATCTCTTCAATGGTATTGCCGTAGCACCACATATTCCTAATGCTGTCTTCCAGAAACGAACCAACAGTAGTGTATATATTCCCTGCAAAGTTATCCTCTTTCAAGCCAATCTTTTCATAGAATAAAAGTAATGGGTCTTTGTATTTGTTAAGTCCACAAATAGTTCCAACGTCACTACCTCCAATCTTATTTAATGATGCTCTAAAGCCTCTCCATACATCTACTGACATCTTACTTACATCGTAAATCTCTAACTCTTTATTATTTATTGTTTTTATTTCTGGCTTCATCCATCTGTATTTTGGCAGTTATTGAATTAAATGCTGATTGTAGTTTTCTCTTTATAAAGTCTATATCCTCGTCATCTACTAATGTTTTGAGTTCTTCGAGGGTCGCTCCATCTTTAGCGTAAGCATAAAAAGATTTCAATCTCCTTCTACTTAACAGTATCAAATCTTCTTCGGTGTGAATCACTTCTTTTCTCAGTAAAAAACCTATGGCTCTACTTACTGCCCTTGTCTCTGCCCAAGGCGTAGCTTCTTCTCTTACATCGCCTTCAAACCACTTCTCTGAGTGGCCAGTAGTCAGCAATACTCCTTTGTGAAATATACTTGCCTTTGCTCTTACTCCACCTTCAATATCAATAATATCTGTCATAATGGAAATATCTTCTGTGTTTGGATATTTCTTGTGGAGTTCAGACATCCTGTCCTTAATTGTTTCTACTTTTTCCATTGGGTGTAATTTATAATTAACATTTGTATTTCTGGCATACTGTGTAAATGCTTCCAATCAATCAATGGTTCCAACTTGCCTCTGGTCATTTTGACTGTAATTAAATGATTCTTTACATAATTATAGGCCTTATCTATCAGCATCTGGTTTATCTCGTCTAAGTTATAAGATTTTTTATTATATACTAAGACATTTTTCTTGTAATTAAATCTCATTAATCTTTCGTTTGATAATATCTATTGAGTTTCTATTGTCGTGACTGACATAATACTTATTAAATGTTTGTTCGTTTGTATGTCCACTGTAATTACGCATTACTGTCCTTTCGTCAACTCCCCAATGCAGTAATAGATTGATTCCGGTCTTCCTTAGTGTGTGTGGAGTTGTTTCGTCAATGTATGTGGATTGCCTTTCGTATATCCTTCCGTTTGAATCTGTGTCGTAAACCGTTACGCCTAAATTTGCAGCGACCAGCTTCATCACTTCCCTTATATCCCTATTATATTTAAGTAAATCAGTATAGGGAGAAACACTAAAATAATTATCAGCATAAAAATAAGCATCCTTCCATATCTTCTCAGATATAATAGAGGAAATAACTTTATTAGTCTTTTGAGTAAGCATCTCTATATAAAAGGAGCCATCTTTTTGCTTAAAGTTATTTGCTTTTATATTAAGAACATCACTTGGCCTATAACAAGTCGCTATATGTAGTTTCATA